TAAAGTAACTAAAGACGCACAACAAAAAGGAAAATCTTTTAGAATGGATCTTAAAAGATGATTTCTTTTAAAGAATATCTTTCTGAAAAAGGTCCAGGACTCTGGGCTAATATTCGTAAGAAAAGAAAAAGTGGAAGGCCAATGCGTAAGAAGGGAGAGAAAGGTGCTCCTACAGCAGCTGCTATGAAACAAGCTTCAGAAGGCGCTGGTAAATATAAAGGCGAGACTTGGGAAGATGGTTTTAAGAGAAGAGTAGTACCAACAACAGATCCTAAACACAAAGAAGACGGTTTTGGTTGGAGAATTAAAGGTAAAGAAAAAGACAATATATCTATTAAGTTATATAAGACTAAGCCAGATTTCACTGAATACAAAAAACAAATGAGGAGAGTAGCAGGCCATGAATTTGGTTAATTTTAAAGAATTTAATACAACATTTGGTTTATACGAAGGAACACATGTTCCATTAGAACAACCAATGTGCGAAGGACCAGAATTAAATAGTCCTAAGAGATCAGCAGGTCCAAGCAAATATGTTGTATATGTAAAAGATCCAACAACGGGTAATGTAAAAAAGATTAACTTTGGCGACGCAAAAGGCGGACTCAGTTCAAAGATTAATGATAGAGATGCAGCTCGTAACTTTGCTAGTAGACATAACTGTGATACTAAAAAAGATAAGATGAAAGCCGGCTATTGGTCCTGTAGGTTACCTAAGTATGCTAAAGACCTAGGACTAAAAGGAGGAGGTAATTACTTTTGGTAGAACTTCCTTTTGCAGACGAATATATCCAAGAGGGTATAGAAAGAGAATTCTTCGTTGATCGAGACGACGCGGAATATGTCTGGCATAAAGATCATGAAAATCGTGAAATAGAAATACTCGAAGGTGAAGGATGGAGAATACAGTTTGAAGACTGTTTACCATATTTATTAAAACCAGGTATGATATTTGATGTCCCGAAGGGTCATTATCATAGAGTTATAAAAGGCGTTAACACGTTAAAATGTAGGATCATATCAAAAAATGGATAAAGACTTAGACCAAGTATACACAATTCAGTCTCAGAGGCTGGATAGAATAGAAGAGAAATTAGATCAAATGGCTCAAGCGATAATAGCGCTTGCACGAGCAGAAGAAAAGATTTCAACTCTCGCAGAATTTAATAAGCAACAAGCAACTCAAGTACAGTTGCTTATAAATAGAATAGACAGAGTGGAGCAATTAGTTAATAGCAATGCAAGCACTGTCAATATAATAAATAGAATCTTTTGGGTTATATTAGTTGGGTTAATCTCAGCAGTAACTTGGGAGTACATAATTCATTTAAGCAATTAGGAGATTAAAATGAAATTTCAAGATGACATAACAATGAGCATTGCTAGTACTGTAAAAGACGTACTCGAAGGTAAAGCTCCAAAAAAAGAAGAAGCTAAATATCCTCATGATATGTTTCACCCAGAAACAGGTGAGAAAGAAGTAGCTAAAGACGAAGCAGAGCATAATGCCTTAGATAAAAAAGGTTACACTCATGAAAAGCCAAAAGTAAAAGAAGTAGCAGAACCTGAGCCAAAAGGCGAAAAAGAATTTAAAGCTAAACACGTAATTAAGAAGTCTGGCGAAAACAATGACGGAACAGTTACTAAAGAATCTAAACATGACGAAGACGAAAAGAAAGAAGGTAATGCCTTCACTGCAGCTTTAAACGCTGCTCGCAAAAATGGCGATGACGAATTCGTAGTTTCTGGTAAGAAATACAAAGTAGAAGATTACGCTGAAGACGAAGAAGAAGTCAAAGAAGCTAAAGTAGCGACTGATGAAGAGTCAGAAAAGCAAAAGAAATATCAGGCATTCTTTAATAAAGCACTTAAAAAGTTTGGTGTAGATTCACCATCTGAATTAGAAGGCGATAAGAAAAAAGAATTCTTTGACTATGTAGACAAAAACTACGAAGCTGATAACGAAGAAGACTAATTACTATATACCAGGAGGTATATATAATATATGATGAAAGTATTTGATGAATTGAATAGCAAGAATTTTAAACTTTTTGCGGCACAACATTATAGCAATCCGGAATGTACGGATGTAGAAGAATTTAAGCAAGATATGAGTAGGTTTAAATACCTCAAAAGATTGCTAACACGTTATGAAGAACATGGTGAGTTACAAGAGAGACTTATTCTCAACCACATCATAGTTCTTTATAATGTATTCGGTATTGAAGCTTGCAACAGAATGATATGGTATAAGATAGAAGAAAGACAATATTGTTATATCAAACCATTTCTAGTATACCTTCACTACTTACCAGAGGATGAAAAAGTTGAGGTCGTAATGGATCCGAGCATAGTAGAAGTATTAAGGGAACTTTAATGGGAATTATATCAAGAACAGGAGATTTATTTTACGCATTTCGCTTTTTGAAATTGCTTGTCACTCCGTTTGAAAAGACAAAAGCTTTTGAGCTTGGTATTATAGACAAAGAAGGCACTGTTCTTAAAAAGGCAGTTGATCGTACAACTACAGATGAAAAGTCAGCATTTACAGTCTTTCATAGACTTGTATTTAATCTTAAAAAAATTATGGCAAAAGCACCAGGCGGCAAATCAGTCGTAGCGAGATACGGTGCAGCTCTCTTTCTAATTAAAGAACACACTGGAATGACAGATAAAAAGCTTCTTAAGACTATAGAAAAGGCCTTAGATACCACAATCACCGATGAACTTAGCGAAAACTATTGGTACCAAGATGACGAAGCAAGACTTATGCCAGGCAACTATGTACTTACAGAAGATATGGCATCACCAATTACAGGTGAAGTTATTGCAAAGAAAAACGAAAAGATTATAGTAGAAGACTTTAAAAGTCCAATTGGGAGCATTTCGAATATAAATATCTATAGGGTAATGCATAATAAAACCAAACAAGAAATATACATCAGCAATAGAGATATAAAACGATGAGAAGAACATTTAAAGAATTTGAAGCAATGTGGGAAGACGCTGCAGCTAATTCAGTAGCTGGCGGTGGAGTATCCATGCCATCAGATGCAATGGGTAAACAAGCGTTACTCAGAAGAAACAAGAAAGCCAAATTATATGATGGTAGAACTAAAGAGGGTAAGAAGTTTGTAAAACGTATCCTTGCTAGGAGAACAGCACGTGAAGCACTTACGAAAATTACTTAAGCATTTAAAGACTTTTTATTGGTGGATAGTAAATAAGTTTAATCCACGATTTACAGTTACAGTTTCCTTTGATAACCAATGGGGTAACGGTGACGATCAACAGTATGTTCACGTGAGAAAAATAATCAAAGCAAATTTTAAAGAATTAAAGTTTAGAACAGATGATAAAAGAACTGTGCATATCAAAGGTATGCAAGGTTTAAGATATAAAATAGAGGACGAATAATGCAACAATTTTTTATTGCAATCATATTAGTACTAGGACTGAGTACCTGGTGGTTATATGGCCAAAACCAAACATTTAAAGCAAACCAAATTAAACTCGAAGCTGCTGTAGAAGAACAGAAACAAGCTATGGAGATTATGAAAGAGTCTTATGAAAAGCAAGGTAAAGCTTTAATGAATATGAGTAAGCAAAATGCTCAAATTGAACAAGAAAAAGCAGAATATTTAGCCATATTCTCTAGGCATAATTTAGACTTACTTGCTCTGAAAAAGCCTGGACTCATAGAATTACGATTTAATAAAGCAAGTGAAGCAGTGATGGAGGGACTTGAAGATGATACAGAAAAACTTAGTAATCTTAATAGGTAGTATCTTTTTATTTACAGGATGTAGTACCTTAGGACTCTTAGGTCCTAGACAAATAGAGACAGTATCAAAACCGATACAAATAGATATTATGCAACCCGATCTTCCAAGACCTGTTGAACTAACAGCACCGCAATGGTATGTCGTTTCAGAAGCTCGTATTGCAAATCCATGCAAAAAGTCTTTATCATTCGAGCCTAAAAAGTTTGATGAGAATAAGGTAGAACAACTTAAAAGACCTAAAACATGCGATAAAGCAGATAAAGAAAATCCAGAATGGCCAGATGGTTATACATATCTAGATAGATTTATTGATGAAATGAAAAAACAAAACAATGGAGACATTGTATTTGTCGCAACTTCAGTTGGTGACTATAAAGTTATGGCTGAAGATATGCAAGAACTTAAAAGGTACCTTAAGCAATTAGGAGAAGTAGTAGTCTATTATAGAGACGTTACAATGCCTAATGGTGATAAGGGCGCCGGCGCTGCTATTAAGAAAAAATGATTGGCATTCTGGTAGCAGTATTCAAAGCGATAGTGACTAAGTTATTAACAACTTCAGCACTCAGCTTTCTCCATCCCCATCTCTTACGATTAGACAAGTGGTGTGAAGATAAACTTGGAATAGACATTATCAAACAAGATAAGAAGTTTCATGACAAGTATCCGCTAGTAGCTCAACGACTAGTAGAAATTGAAAGAAGACTTAAAATTAAATAAATAAAATAAAGGTTTACATTTGTTTACTTTTATGATATAATATATATTATATGAATGGAACAACTACAATTAACGTAACAAAGAGAGATGGTTCAATACAACCATTTGATTTAGAAAAAGTACATAAAGTTCTGGAATGGGCAGTTGAAGATATATCAGGCGTATCAATGTCTGAAATAGAACTCAAAGCTAACATTCAGCTTTATGACAAAATCGAAGCTTATGATATCCATGAGCTCTTAATTAAATCAGCCTCTGAACTTATATCAGAACATACACCCAACTATCAATTCGTGGCAGCTCGTCTTATATCTTATAAGATGAGAAAAGAAGCTTATGGTGACTATCAAGTCCCGCCACTTTCAGTTATAATTAATAGAAACATACTTCTCGGAGTTTATGATAAAGAGATTATAGAAATTTATAGCCAAGAAGAATTAGATGAGCTTGAAGCTCATATTAAACATGAAAGAGATGATACCTTTACGTATGCAGGTATGGAACAATTTAGAGGTAAGTATCTCGTTCAAGATAGAAGAACAAAAGAAATCTATGAAACACCACAGATATTGTATATGTTAATATCAATGACTCTGTTTGGTAAATACAAAGACAATAGACTTAAATTTGTAAAGGACTATTATGATGCAATATCTCAATTTTATATATCACTACCTACGCCAATCATGGCAGGAGTTAGAACTCCGACTCGACAATTCAGTTCTTGCGTACTTATTGAATCAGGAGATTCCCTTGATTCTATTAATGCTACTGCTACTTCTATTGTCAAATACATAAGCAAGAAAGCAGGTATAGGAATAGGCGCAGGTTCAATCAGAGCTAATGGTGCAAAAGTTGGAGATGGTTCAGTAGTTCATACAGGACTTATACCATTCTTAAAATACTTTCAGTCAGCCGTTAAATCATGTTCTCAAGGTGGAGTACGTGGAGGCGCAGCTACTGTATACTTACCAATCTGGCACTATGAGTTTGAAGATTTAATTGTACTTAAAAATAATAAAGGAACAGATGAAACAAGAGTTCGTCATATGGATTATGCATTTCAGTTTAATAAACTTATGTATGAAAGACTACTATCAGGTGGGAACATCACTTTCTTCGATCCTAACGACGTACCTGGTCTCTATGATGCATTCTTTGTAGATCAAGACAAGTTTCAAGAGTTATACGAAAAATATGAAAGAAAGACATCAATACGTAAAAAATCATTACCAGCTCTTGAAGTCTTTCAACAATTCTTAACTGAAAGAAAAGACACTGGTAGAATATATCTTATGAATGTAGATCATGCAAACGAACATGGTGCATTTATTCCAGAAAGAGCTCCTATTAAAATGAGTAATCTTTGTTGTGAAATAGATTTACCTACTCAACCACTGAATAGTCATGACGACACTGATGGAGAAATATCCCTATGTACTCTTTCAGCAATTAATTGGGGATTAATAAATGAAACACACGAATTTGAAAAATATTGCGATCTTACTGTCCGTGCTCTTGATGAGCTTCTTGACTATCAAGGGTATCCAATCGAAGCAGCAAAACAAGGAACACTTAATAGACGCCCCCTTGGAGTGGGGATTATTAACCTCGCATATTTCTTAGCTAAAAGAGGACTAAAATATGACGAATCAGCCTATGAAATAGTTGATGAATATGCTGAAGCATGGTCATATTATTTGATAAAAAGTTCCGCAAACCTTGCCGCTGAAAAAGGAAAATTGATATATAATAATGATACGAAATATTCCGAAGGAGTGCTTCCTATCGATACTTATAAACGAGCGATAGATAATTTAATAGAGTCTAGAGAACGCTTACCGTGGGAAGATTTGCGCAAGCAACTCAGAGAAACTGGTATTCGAAACTCGACCCTGATGGCATTAATGCCAGCTGAAACAAGTGCTCAGATAAGTAATAGTACGAATGGTATTGAACCACCAAGAGCATTGGTATCGTACAAACAGAGTAAAGATGGAGTAATGGCACAGGTTGTGCCTGGATATCATCATTACAAAAATAAGTATGATTTACTATGGGATCAAAAGTCACCTGAAGGCTACCTAGCAATATGTGGTATTCTTCAAAAATATATCGATCAAGGCATATCAGTCAATACATCTTACAATCCAGAACATTATGAGGATAATAAGGTGCCTATGTCAGCGATGATAACAGATCTTGTAACAGCATACAAATATGGCCTGAAGCAATTATATTATTTCAATACGTTTGACGGAGCTGGAGAAATGAAAGAAGAACTACCAGATTTAGAAAGAACAATAATTGAAGATGAAGATGATTGTGATTCATGCAAGATTTAAGAATTAAAATAGAACAAAGGATGGAAATCCTACAAGCCTGGATGGAAGTAGACTATCACATGAGAAACCCAGAAGTCGTCTACGCTCATACTCTTACAATCAGTAAGTTTTGGTCAGTACTATCAGAAGAAGACAAAGAATATATACAATGCGCTCAAAACGCAATAGATGAAAAATCGACAATAACATGGAGACCAAATGGCGATACTACAAAAAAATAAAAAATCACATTTGGAACGTAACATGTTCTTTGATGGTGGCGTTGACATCGCAAGATACGATCAAGTCAAATACCCACAACTAGAAAAAATAACAGACAAACAACTTGGTTTCTTTTGGAGACCAGAAGAAGTAGATGTATCAAAAGATAAAAAAGACTTTTATGACCTTACAGAACATGAGCAACATATCTTTACATCTAACTTAAAAAGACAAATCATATTAGATTCAGTTCAAGGTCGAGCTCCTAATATGGCATTCTTACCAATCAGCTCTTTACCTGAAGTAGAAAACTGGGTAGAGACATGGTCATTCTTTGAAACAATTCACAGCAGATCTTATACTCATATTATAAGAAACATATATCCTAATCCATCAGACGTCTTTGATACTATGCTAGATGTTAAAGAAATCGCAGAATGCGGTAATGATATTGCTAAATACTATGATGAACTTATAGATGATAACTCTTCAGCCACAAACAAAATGGCTCATAAGACATCTCTTTATATGTGTTTGCTTTCAGCCAATGCCCTAGAAGGAATTCGTTTTTATGTATCCTTCGCCTGCAGTTGGGCATTTGCTGAATTGAAAAAGATGGAAGGCAATGCTAAGATTATTAAGTTTATTGCAAGAGATGAAAATACTCATTTAGCTGGAACAACTGTAATGTTACGTAATTTATTAAAAGAAGATCCTGACTTTGTAAAGATTGCAAAGAAGATGGAAAAAGAAGCAGTAAAACTCTTTACAGATGTTATTGAACAAGAAAAAGCTTGGGCTCAATATCTCTTTAAAGATGGTTCTATGATTGGTTTAAACGGATCAATCTTAGAAGATTACGTTGAGTGGATAGGATGTAAACGAATGAGAGCATTAGGTTTACCATGTCCTTACACAGTTCCACAAATGAATCCATTACCTTGGACAGAGAAATGGATATCAGGTGGCAACGTACAAGTAGCGCCACAAGAAACAGAGATCAGCTCTTATGTAGTTGGTGGTGTAAAGCAAGACGTTACTGAAAAGACGTTTAGTGGATTAAGTTTATAAATAAAATTATTAGGAGAAGAATATGGAATTAATAATATTACTTGGATTACTTTGGGCATGGGACGGAAACCTATGGGAACAATATGATTCAGAAGAAACTGTAGAAGAAACTGCAGAAGTTGTAGTTGAAACTCCAGTACCAGATACTGCAGTCGATGTTACACAAGTAACTCAAACAGCAGCAGTACTTACAGCAGTTGCTGAATCATTAAGTGGTACATCAACAAGTACATCAACAAGTACATCAACAGACGCTGAAATAGAAGCTCAGATTATTGAAGAGCTAGAAAATATGGACGTAACAACAACAACTGTTCCTACTACTACAACTAGCAGTGGAACATCAACATCAACAAGTACATCAACAGGAACATAATGAAAGAATTAGGAATGAGTTTAATGGGATGTTTAGCAATAGGACTATTCTTTGTTGCTAAAGTCTATCCAAATCTACAGCATACTGGAGCGCCAAGTCATATGAAATGCATCGATGAATGCTATGAAGAATATGTAAGAGTGAATGGTACAGTAGTTGAGATAGAACAACGTAAAAGAGAACTTGCTAATGCAGATGAGTTTAGTTCTATTAGAAGTTTATGGGCTGGATGCGCAGCATGTCATGGAGCTGATGGTCAAGGAATGGCAGTCTTTCCAAAACTTGCAGGCCAAAATAAAGATTATATCGTAAGTAGATTAACTGCTTACAAAAATAGAGAGCAAGTTGGACCAATGAGTTCAACAATGTGGAGTCAAGCAGGTATGCTATCAGATAATGATATAGATACTATAGGAAAATTCATACAGGAGACGATGAAATGATTGAAATATTTGGAAAAGACAATTGTCCATATTGCGATAGAGCAATCGGATTAGCAGAAAAACTTGACGTAGAGTTTACATATAAAAAACTTGATACTGACTTTACAAGAGAACAACTCTTTGAGCAGTTTCCAGAAGCAAGAACGTTCCCACAAATTCGAATCGATGGCGAAGCCATTGGTGGTTACACAGATTTTCTACATTATAGTCACGGCGTATGATTTTAGAATGCGAATACTGCTATTCTAGAATTGTAATAAAACCAGATGACAGAGAAACTCGCATAAATTTTTGCCCACATTGCGGCGAACCAGCCGATGACGATTTAGACGAATTAGATTTTAATGAATAACTGGTTATACGAAGGAAGAATATTTACACCACCTGAAGAGTTTACACCAGAAGTTTGGTATGGATTCGTATATTGTATAACAAATAGAGCAAATGCAAGACAATACATTGGAAAGAAGTTTTTTTGGAAAGCAAAGACTTTACCTATCACTAAGACTCGTAAGAGACGTAAAAAACTTAAAGTTGAATCGGATTGGCGTCTATACTACGGTTCGAATAAACACCTACAACAGGATGTCGAAACTATGGGAGAGGACTTCTTCCATAGAGAGATCTTACATCTCTGTAAATCGAAAGGCGAATGCGCTTATCTTGAAACAAAAGAACAATTTGAAAAAGAAGTCCTCTTGAGCGAGAAGTATTACAATGGTATCATTAATTGTAGGATTGGTGGAAATAGTGTGAAAAACTTGTTTACAAATGACTAAAACTATGATATAATATAACTATTATGGCAAAAATATTACAGTTTCCAACTAAGGAAATAATAAAAGAAAAAGACGAAGCAGACAATCTTAATAAATTAAGTGATGAATGCGTAGATAGCTCACACTTCTTATTAGAAGTATTAGAAGAGTTTATTAACACTGGTGAAGTACATAAAGACTTTATTGATATGGATTTCAGAGATGAGACCAAACAAGAGTCAAGAGACATGTTTGTTATTGTTAATATGATGAATGCAATGTTTACTCGTTGGTATGGAATCCCACATGGATTACACCAAACAATGGATAACGCTTATATTAAAGTAAAAGAAATGATCGTCTTAAACGAAGAAGCCAACCATGAACTCGCTGAATATATCTTCGAACCAGAAGATAGCGATATGGATATCGAATTTACATTTACACCTGAGGACCCAGAAAATAATGATACTGATTGATTACAGCCAAATAGCGCTGTCTAATATAATAGTTCAAAAACTTAATGATGAACAAATGATACGACATATGATACTTAATAGTATACGTATGTACAACAAGAGATACAGAGAAGAGTATGGCCAAGTGGTTATATGTGCTGATGGTATGAATACTTGGAGAAAAGAATTCTTTCCAGAGTACAAAGCAGCTCGTAAAAAAGGCAGAGAAAGCTCTGGTATGGACTGGACAGAGATCTTTAGAATCTTACATACAGTAAGAGATGAGATAAGAGATTACCTACCATATAAAGTTGTTCATCTTGAAGGCGTAGAAGCTGATGATGTTATTGGCACACTTACAATGCAAACACAAGAGTTTGGTCAAGACGAACCAATCATGATCATATCATCAGATAAAGACTTTATTCAACTACAGAAATTTAAGAATGTAAAACAATTTAGTCCTATACAAAAGAAATTCGTAAAGGATGCTAATCCACGCACATATCTCTTTAATCATATTATGAGAGGAGATAGCGGAGATGGTATACCAAACGTTCTGTCAGCTGACGATACCTTTATTACCGAAAAGAGTCAAACTCCTTTAAGGCAAACAAGGATCGATGCATGGGCAGAAAATGCAGATAACCTCAGAGAATCAATGGATGATGAGGTATATCGCAACTATCAGCGTAATAAAACTTTGATAGATTTAACAGACATTCCTGAAAGCGTGCAGGAATCTATTATAAATAATTTTAATGGGCAACAAAAAACGCCAAATATGAAAGTATTAAACTATCTTATTAAAAAGAGATGTAATCATTTGATTGAAGTCGTGGAGGAATTTTACAATGGCTAGAAAATTAGTATCAGAAACGTTAGAAAAAGCGGGATCGATAATACAAAGGGAAGAACGAATCAAGTTCTTAAGAGATAATAAAACACCAGGTCTTACTGACCTATTAAGAATAAACTACGATGCAGATATCGTAAGTCTTCTACCAGAAGGCGCACCATCATATAAAAAAGATGACGCTCCTAAAGGATACGAATATACAAATCTTAATAAAGCTTATACACAGTTTAAGTACTTCTTTAAAGGACCAGTCGGCCTCGGCGTAAAACCTTTAAAAAGAGAAGGCATGTTCTTAAACTTGTTAGAGACACTAAATCCAGAAGAAGCTGAATTACTCATCCTTGCAAAGGATAAGAAAATGAAGCTTAAAGGCATTACACCAAGATTGGTCAATGATGCATTTCCAAATTTGATTAAAAAAGGGGCTGTAACAGACCCTGCATAGGAGGTGATCCCGAACTTTTCGTTATGAGGTTATTTAATTTTTATAATATAGGAGAATCTATGTTTGCACAAATTGAAAGACTGAAGAAAGATATTTCTGAAGCAATAGTCTATAAAAGAAAATTAGTTAAAAAAGGTAAGAACAACAAAGCTTACCGAATGGGAAAGAAAATTGACTACATGTATCACACACTAAATGAAATGAAATAAAACGTTTACATTTATTTGAAACTATGATATAATATACATTATGAACATTTTTATACTAGATAATGACCCAGTGATTGCAGCACAAGAGCAGTGTGACAAACATGTCGTTAAAATGATTGTCGAGTCTGCTCAAATGCTATCAACAGTCCATCGAATGCTCGATGGCACTATGGAACGAAGACCCTCTAAGTCGGGAGCAATGCTTCAATATTGGAAGCTACATGACGAACGCGAAACTACTCTCTACAAAGCATGTCATTTTAATCATCCATCAACAGTATGGACAAGAGAATGTGGATTAAACTATGATTGGCATTACAAACACTTTATTGGCCTTTGCGATGAGTATACCTATAGGTATGGCAAAGTGCATTCAACAGATACAAAGCTCAGAGTAGCTCTTAAAACAAAACCAAGTATGATTCCGGAAGAAAATCAAATGACTCCATTTAAACTTGCAATGAGCGCAAGACCGGAATGCATTCTTAAATGCCCAGTTGAATCTTATCGTAGATTCTATGAAACAAAACAAGAGCGATTTAAAATGGTATGGACTAAAAGGTCTCAACCAACATGGTTTAATCAACAAAAGAATAATGCTAACGTATAAATTGTACGAATATCGATATACATTCAAAGGTAACTTTAAGCATGCAGCTAACTGTATAAAAGCGGCGTTAGATATGAAAGGTTATAGAGAAGTTTATGTACCTGATGAAAAAGTAGATCTTCATGTATACAATCATACAGCAAGAGACTTAGAACCTCATATGCCAGAAAATTCTATTATATTTAAACCAACAGCTCCTACAAGTAAGCATTTTCAAATATGCGATTTAGGATATGCAAATAGCTCTCGTATTACATTTGAAAAGCCGCCATATAAAGATTTTACATGGACAAAGAATATTGATTGGGGCTATATTGAAAAGATGATTGAAGATCGAACTAACAAATGGGACGATTCTATTCTAGTCAAATGGGAAAAGGCTAAAAAAATACCAAAGAACCATATTCTTGTTATAGGTCAAATGCCAGAAGATGAAACAGTAAATGGCTTTGGATTTGGCGATCATTGGAAAAAAATGTGCATGATAATAGACAAACTCAAAGACGAAAATGTTGTTATTAAACTGCATCCGAGAATAAGAAAAGCAAGTCATATTATACGTGACATACACAAACAAATAGAAAAATGGGAAGAAGCTGGTCATACAGTTCTGCTTGGATTTAAATCAATGCATGATGTTCTTCCTAAAACAAGAGTTGCAATACTCGACAATTCAACAGCTGGTATAGAATGTATGATGCATGATGTACCTATAATATCATATGGTTATCCTGATTATCATTGGATAACAAAAGATTTAAGAATATTAACAGAACTACGTGGATATATTAAGGACTTATCATGGTTTAGCAAAGAAGACAGCAGATGCTTTTTACTTTGGTATATATATTCATATCTATGTAATGATGAGTTATCAACATATAATAGACTAGGAGAATTATTAGATGCCAACGTATGAATTTAAAAACAATGAAACAGAAGAAGTGTTCGAAAGAATAATGTCTTACGAAAGTAAAATAGAATTCTTAGAAGAGAATCCTCATATTCAATCTCATTATACAACAATGAATATTGATCATGATGGTGGAAAGTCAGTTCTTACAAGAGCCGGATCAGGCTGGAAAGAAGTACAAGATAGAATTAAAGCGGGCATGCCTCCTAGATTAAGAGATAACATTAAAACTAAATGAAATCATTAATGTTGATAGTGCCTACTATAATAATAGGAATTTGGATTATTGACGTATCGATATTCGAATATAAACAATATAAAAGAAGGAAAAATGAAAAAGCAAGAACTAGTAAAACTATTTGAAAACATACCTAACGAAGATAAAGAAGGACATATTGAAGGTATATTCTTTGATAGATTTGGTGGTATAACATATACAGATAGTATTAGATTAGATATGGACGGCGGAAGACTTATTATGGTACAACAAGGCTGTGATAACTTTGAGTCAAATAATGCTAATTGGCAACAAGAGGTAAATTTTAATGCCAAGAAAAAATAAAACAACCGAAGAAAAATTACTACAAGTAGCAAATCTATCTCCAGACGAAGACTGGATAGAGAAAATTGTAGATGTACATCCAATGAAACAGGTAGCTATTATGTCAGTAGTACAAGCCATAGTGTTTTTTGGTATGTTAGGAGTAATGGCAATAACTGATCTATATTTAGAAGGAATGATATGAAATTTAAACATGAACCGGCCGATCTTGGCTACAACGATCTAGAAGCTGTCACAGGAGACAGTGGAAGATTTTACACAGATCCAGAAGGAAACAAGTACGCATCAGTAACTACAGTTCTTTCAATACTATCTGAAGAAGCAATTCAAGCTTGGAGAGCAAGAGTTGGAGAAGAAGAAGCAAATAGAATATCGAGACAAGCAAGCTCTCGTGGAACAACAGTACATAACATTATAGAAAAATATGTAGCAAATGATCCAGATTATATCAAAGGAGAAATGCCACATAACGTTCAAACATTTAAAGATATACAACCAGTCTTAGACGAAAGCGTAACAAAGGTCTATCAACAAGAAGCTCCTTTATTTTCTAAACATTTGGGTTTAGCAGGTAGAGTGGACTTAGTAGGTCAATGGAAAGGAGTTGATTCAATCATAGATTGGAAAACTTCTCGTAAGCTTAAGAAAAAAGAATGGATTAGTTCTTACTTCATGCAGTGCGCAGCATATGCTATCATGTGGGAAGAAAGAACAGGCCAACCAATTAAACAGTTAGTAGTATGTATTGCTGGAGATGAAGGTTCTCAAGTCTTTGTAGAAGATAGAGATAACTGGACAAAAGATCTAATTAATACTATTAATGAATATAAACGAAGAAAACTATTTGGGAGATAGAAATGACAGCAAATTATAAAGGAAGAATAATTGAAACGCTTAAAACGTCAGCAAAGGCTAATATCGATAAACACATTATGAATGTTGATATATTGATTGGAAGCCACACTGGAGTAGCAGAGCATCCTGATATGATGGAAACAATTGAAAAAGAATTACTTGAAGCAGCTAAGTATCAAGACATTCTAGACATGCTTAATTCACACATAGGTAGATAAAAAGTATAAATAGATATATAAATACGTTTACATTTACGTAAAAGTATGATATAATATATCTATAATGAAAAAGTTTAATGAATTTCTTACAGAAAGAGCTGGCAAAGGTTTAACTATCTTTGATATCGATGACACTATGTTTGTCTCAAAAGCTCGAGTTATAGTAAGAAATATTAATACTGGAAAGACAAAATCTTTAACTCCTCAACAATTTAATACATATAAGTTAAGAGGTAATGAAGAGTTTGATTATGGAGAGTTTAGATCTTCTAAAATATTCTATCAGACTGCGACTCCAATAGCTCGTATGATTCAAAAGGCAAAAGCGATTATTCGTAACGCTACAAAAAAAGGATCAAAAGTTATTGTAGTAACAGCAAGATCAGATATGGACGATAAGAATCTCTTTATAAAGACTTTTGAAGCTCATGGTATACCAATGAAAAATGTATACGTTGAAAGAGCCGGCAATATGGCAGGTTCAAGCGCTGAAAACAAAAAAGTTATCTTTCGAAAGTATTTAAAAACTGGAGAATATGCGAGAGTAAGATTGTTTGATGATCATAAAGAAAATCTTCAAGCGTTACTTGATTTGAAAACAGAGTTTCCTACAACTGAGATGTTTGCTTATTTAGCAGATCTTAAAGGAGGCGTAAAAAGGATAAAATAATGGCTATAAAATTAACACAAAGCATGACGGTAAGAGATCGTCAAACAGGTAAAGTAACAACACAACATGACTATATTAAGAGTCATTCAGTGCAGGATCTTATGGATAAGTATAATTCAGGAGATCTTAAACCAAAGGTAAAACAAAAGGTAAAAAACGAATTAGTTAGGAGAGGCGGAGTTGTCTTCAAATAAATTAGATCGTATCAAGGAAGTACTTGATTTAAAAGCATACCGACTAAAAAAGAAAAAGGAATTTAGAAGATGGCTTCTTAGTATATTCTTAGGAATCATACTTATAGTTGGAGCAATATACTATTATATAAATTATGGATAATAAACAATGGCATGGCGGTAAAGGATCTAAACGAAGAAATTCGGATGATACTCTATACGCAGATAATTGGGAAAAGATCTTTGGTCAAAAGAAACCAGAAATTTCTGTGCGTAAAGAAACTCCCAAACATGCTCAATCACAAATACATAAAGATCAGACAAAAGTGATCCCAAGACGTTATAAATATACTAAAGAGGAAGAACTATGAGCATAGATATAGACGAATTTGATTTTGGTTTTACAGCTGTAGACGAGAACGAACTTGAAGCTGTACAAAAATTAACTACAAAAGCTTCAACAGTTTCAGCAACTGCAGAAAAAACTGAAGATAAGTTAAACAATCTATATAATGCTATATTACCACTCTTATCAAATTTAAAAGCAAATCCAGAAAAGGATTATATCTACTGGCCTAAAAGGACAGAAAAGGTAGAAGCCTTCGAAGACATGATTCAGGAGATTATTAAGTAATGGGAATACCAAGTTCAGGAACAATAAAAATGGGTGGAGCAGGTACGAATAGTATCGCTCAAGTCAAAGCAGGTACTGATACTGGAACACCTACAGCAGTTACAAACGTATCATTGAAAGGATTATCCGTAGATGGTGTTACTGATTTTAATGATGGAAGTAATCGAGATATTGCAATAGCTGGTAGTACACCAAACCAAACAGCACCTTTTGCTATGTCAGAATTTCATGGATATGTTCAAACATTAGCTACAAGATATTATGCTAGTTTAAGTGAAGACGAATTCGCGCCCGATTCGAATATTATTGTACGACCACAACTTAGAATACAATACGCAAGTGGCAATATTAATGTTAATTGGTATCCTGACAGTGAAAATCCAAGTCCAAGCTCAGGCACACTTGTTTATCAAATTGTAAACCCAGCTTCTGGATACACAGTAAGAGAAACGCACACTGAGACTGGCGACGGCCCAAATTCATGGACTTACTCAAATATACAACCAAATGGTTCAGCAGTGTCTATTCCAACTTCAACATTCTATCAAGATTGGCAACCAACGTTTGAATCTGGCGGTAGTTATGATGATGCAGGAGCCAATAGTTCAGTCTTAACTGTAAGTCTTATTTTTGAAAAATCAGGAGAAACAACTTTTACTTATAGTTTCACATTAAATATTGACATAGAAACTGAAGGTTCGGGTGGTGAATAATATTTTATGTTACCTAAACCTATAGGTGGAATATATGATATTGATTGTATTGTATCATTTTCAGGTGGCGTAGAATCAACAGCGTTATTACAATATTTACAAGATAAAAATTTAAACCCAATTGCAATATATAGTCATTATCCAATGAAAACTAACAGAATACAAGCTACTACGATTCCTCAACATTTAGAACAAATATGTAAGATTTTAAATGTGAAATTGATAGTACACACTCATCAAAATTATCAAAATAACAATGAAACTGAACAATACTTTTATTCTACCAGACATTGGTTATTAGCAATGTGTAATGCTTCATTAAGATTTTCTAAAATAAAAAACTTTTATTGGGGAGCTAATAGTGGTCTGTTAGAGTTTAATGATGGAGTGGGAGACTGTTCTATCGTCGACCCTACAAAGTATCAAGTTCAAAATGTATTTGAAGCATTACAAAACATACCTAGAAAGGTAGATGGTTATCATGATGCAGATTCGAAGCATGCTGATGGTTCATATAAAGCAAATATTGATTGGAAAAACAAACAAACAATATCAGCACCATTAATTGGTTGGACAAAAAAACAACAATGGGATTATATAAGAAACGATATAAAAGAATTAATTCAAAGCTGTGTAAGCTATAATAATTGTGGAAGATGCGTTAAGTGCGAAGAATTTCAACTATTAGAAAGTGTATAAATAAAACAGCAATAAGAGGTATTTAAAATGTTTTGGAATAAAGAATCTAAAGAAATTAATATAGAACAACTAAAAGAAACACTCAAAGTAGATGAAGGTGTAGTATATAAAATATACAAAGATCACCTGGGTTATCCTACATTTGGAATAGGACATTTAGTTATTAAAGAAGACAAGGAATTCGGTAAAGATATTGGCACTGAAATTTCAGAGGATCGTGTAAACGAATGCTTTGAATCAGATGTACAATCTGTAATCGATGATTGTAAAAAACTGCATGATGGTTGGGATGGTTATCCTCAAGAGGCTAAACAAATAATCGCAAACATGATGTTTAATATGGGACTTACGCGCTTGAGTAAATTTAAGAACCACAATGCAGCGCTGCAAAGTGGGGATTGGAAGGAGGCTGCCAAAGAAGGCAGAGATTCAAAATGGCACAAGCAAGTGACAAACAGAGCCGAGAGGCTAATGAAGAGACTCGAGGAGATCAAATAAAGACTGAAGAACAAAAAGGTCGATTTTGGTGCCACGAAAGAAAGAACTATTTCAGTTGGAAAGAGTTCATTAATTATAACTATAAGACCTAGGAGGTATATATTATGGATACAGCATTCATAGTGATTGGAGGAATAGTATTAGCTGCAGCAGTTTACGCTGTATATGATTCTACCAGACCTGCGTCAGGAGTTAGAGCAAGAAATAACAAGGGACATTATATAAAAGATGACCCTTCTACTGCGAAGAACGAAGCTTATGTAGATGGTAAAACACCACCTGCAAAAAAGAAAGCTCCGGTAAAACGTAAGCCAGCGGCAAAGAAAAAGCCAGCAGCTAAAAAAACAGTAGCAAAGAAAGCTCCAGCTAAACGCAGAACCAATAGAAAAACAGTAGCTAAAAAATAAGTTACAAAATTAGATTATGAAACATATGATCAAATGGCTGAAAATCTCAGCCGCAATCAACGTGTATCTATCAATCATACTTACTTTTGTTTTAGTAGCATTAATGATTGATATTGGTTTGGATTCTTATTGGCATTCAAATGATTTCATGGAACAATTCTTGTTACAAAAGAATGATTCTAAGTAAATACACAAAAACAATTCAATTACATGTAGGTCTTATTACAGGCCTTCATGTTATTGTCTTATCAATTTTATCATACCCATTTTTCATGTTAGTCTGTGCAATATTTTGTACTTTAATAGGATTAAAATGTCAATACGAGTGGGTAACTATTATGGAAGAGCATGAGAATGATTATCATCTTATTATAAATAATAGTAGGGATAGTATGGCAGATGGTCTACTATCAAAATAAAAGCAATGGAGAATATAATGCAAAATTTATTTACTCTGTTCGTCGGATTAGTTCTTATTACGAACTGTGCTTCAATTGGAAGCGTCGTAGAAGGAACCAAGGAGTTTACAACTGGAGTTGTTGACGGTGCTGTAAAAGGTACTTCAACTGTTATTTCAGCTGTAGCTTCGGATGTAGTATCCACTGGTGAATTCGTTGTTGAAACAGCTGTTGATGTAGGTAAAACTGCAGTCAATACTGGTACTGGAGTTGTTCAAAAAGCAGCTAACAGGATCGACGAAGAAACTGACAAACTACAAACTCCTCAACCTGAGGGAAAGTAGCTTGGTCTCTCTTTCCACAATATCCTAAACAACAAAAGGATATCGAAAAAGAGAGAGTAGTAGTTGGAGAAGCAACTAATGATATAACAGTTATCATAAAAATTGTGAAACGCTACTGTACGCAATATCCGGAAGAGTGCGAACAATAAACTAAAGGGATCTTTTAGGTCCCTTTTTTTATGTCTTAGCGTTACAGCTATTATAAATAACCATATAGATTTTTAATAGAGGAAAAAACAATGGCAAGTACAATTAAATTATTAGGTTCAGAAGGCAATTTAGGCTCAGCATCTAATGTAGGATTTGCAAAAGTGGTAAGAGTATTGAACAATAAAACAGCTGTTCAGGCAATCACTTGGAAAAATGCAGGTGGAACAACTTTAGGAACAATTACTTTGAAAGCAGCAGAAGTAGCTTATATAGAAAAAGCTTCTACTGATACATTAACTGGTGTCGCAACTTCTTTAGCTGTAGGTGTTGCTTATAGTAACTAATGGAAGATGTCTTTACACTTATCTCCGAAGTAGGTTTACCTATAGCTGGAGCTTTAGTAATGGGATTCTTCATTTTTACAATCATCAAACAGATTTTAGAAGGAGTCGTTGATGATATTAAGACGCTTACAATGTTTTGTTCTAGTTTAGAAAATAGAGCAAGAACAATGAGTAATGAAATGGTCAAGATAGACTTACTCGTAAGTAGCGCATTAGAATTAAGACCAGATATCGAAAGAATAGCTCGCGCAGAGAACTTTATCGAAGATGGTAAACTTGACGTAAGAAGAGATTAATATGGATATTGCGCAATTAATTGCCGATTTTGGCTTTCCAACAGTAATGGTTGTAGGTTTAGGCTATTTTGTTTACTTTGTATATAACTTTATTCAAGAACATCTAGATCCAGCAACAGAAAAAATGCATTTTCAATTAATTCGAGTCATTGATCAGATGAGAATGTTAGATCAAGACCTTATAAGATTACAACAAAAAGTAGACGTGGTATTGGAATACAGAGAAAATGAAAAGAAAAAGAGTAGACAAAATGAAGAGTAACGCTGAATTATTAACACTTATTAGCGTCTTCGTCGTATCAATTATGGCTATTACTCCTGCTAACGCCACAGAAATTGTACACAAGTTTAAAAATCCTTCCTTTAGTGGACAAGGTACAGCATCTCATTATCTTACAGTAGAAAACCAAGAGTTCTCTCGTAAGAAATCAATAGAAGAAGCATTAGCTGCAGCAGAAAAAGCAGCACAAAGAGAAGCTGATAATACGACATTAGCAAAATTCATTCGTAACTTAGAATCAAGAATATATGCTCAAATGTCGAAACAACTTGTAGAAAGTATGTTTCAAAATGATAATGCTGTAAGATTTGGATCTTTTACATTAGAAGGTTCAATAGTAACATATGAAGTGATAACCAATGCAGATGGTTCAGAATTTATTAAAATGACTATAGTAGATACCGACGGTACGGAAACAATAATTGAAATCCCAATCGGTAGTGGATATTTCGGGAGCGACTATGGTACGACACCACCTGACGGCGGCTAGTTTAGCAGTCATTATATTACTGTCTAGCTGTGCTCAAATACCAAGATACACAGAAGATCCGACTATCTGTAATCCAGATATGTGGGGTGATCAATATAATCATAATGTAGTTGAATGGGTTAAAGCAAGCGGTAGAGTATTTAAAAAAGCCATGCCATACATCTGCGTTGATGTACCTGAAATTGTTAATATGCCGTCATACTTTCAATTATTAGATATACCACCAGCTGATAAAAAACCAGTTGTAGCAGTTTATAAATTCCAAGACCTAACAGGACAAAGAAAAGCTCTTGATGGTATTGCCTCATTTAGTACTGCAGTAACACAAGGTGCTGATGCTATGTTAATTGATGCATTAAAGAGCGCAGGTGGAGGAACTTGGTTCCGCGTGGTAGAGCGACAAGGATTAGACCACCTTGTACGAGAAAGACAAATTATACGAAGTGCACGCCAAGATATTGCAAAGGCAAAAGGCGAAGACGAAGCACAAGGAATACAACCAATGTTATTTGCTGGAATGATTATAGAAGGCGGTATTATTGGTTACGATACTAACATCTTATCTGGTGGACGAGGCGCACGGACTCTGGGTATAGGTGCAAGTAGACAATATCGTAAAGATGTTGTCACAATCTCTATAAGAGCTGTTTCAGTTCTGACTGGAGAGGTTTTATTAAACGTCCAAAGTAAGAAGACTATCCTATCTTACGGCAGTGGAGGAGACGTATTTAGGTTCATAGAACAAGGTACGCAATTAATAGAGTATGAGGACGGAGTGGGTAAAAATGAGTCAGTGACATATGCAGTACGATCAGCTATTGAAGCAGGAGTACTAGAATTAATCAACCAAGGACATGATAGAGGTTTTTGGGTTATAAAAGGAAAAGAAAAATGATAAAATATATATTAGGCCTAAGCTTATTTTTCAGTTCTTTGACTTTTGCACAAGCATCTGATGATAATGAAATTAATATTACACAAGTTGGTGATACATTAACTTTGTATATTGACCAAGTAGGATATGGTAACAAGATTGGACTAGATAACTTTAGTTCATCTTCGTCTGCTTCTCCAATTACTGGTTCTTCATTAACTTTCAATATCGATCAGTTAGGTAACGAGAACTTACTCTTTGGTAAGGTCACAGCAGACTCATCATCATACACTTTAGAGTGGAATGGCGATAGTAATGTTTGGGACTGGATGATAGGACAATCTGGTTCATCAGATAGTTCAAATTTTCTGGTTGATATTACTGGAGATTCAAATACAATGGATTTGGATCAAGGTTCTTTAGCTAGTGCAGAAAGATTAGACTTTGACTTAACAGTGTTAGGTAGTTCAAATGTATTTGATGTTGATGTAGAAACTGATGATGTCACATGGAATTTTGACATTACTGGTAGTACAAATAATATTAATACTTTACAAAAAGATGGATTCTATCAAGAGATTAATTTTACTCTTGACGGTTCTGGAGCCGATGTAGACATTAACCAATTATCTGGTACATGTCCTACTGGCATTTCAGCTTGTAAAGGTATTATCACACTTGATGTAGATAGTGAAAATGCAACAATTCAAATCAATCAAAAAGATACAGCTGGCGATAGTTAATTTTTTACTCATAGGGTCCGTTTCGGCGGACTCTATCGGGTCTATAATAGAACAATCAGGTTCTGCTCAACTCAAAAGACAACAAGAAGAAATAATAATTACAGAAGAGTCTCTGCCTGAGATCGAATTGAATGATGTGGCAGAAACAGCGAATGGTAAACTTAAAATAAAGTTTTTAGATAATGCTCAATTAGATATTAAAGAACATAGTGAAGTATTAATTGATGAGATCTATTACGATCCTGATCCTTCACTCTCTAAAATGTCAATGAAATTTACAATGGGAACAGCAAGATTTGCTTCAGGTTCTCTTGGATTAGTAAATAAAGCAAACATTGATATACAAACACCAACAGCCACGATTGGTATTCGTGGTACAGATTTCACTACAACAATTGATGAACTTGGTAGAAGTTTAATTATGTTATTGCCAGATGCGAATGGTGATCCATCTGGAGAGATTACAGTAACAAATGAAGCTGGAGTTATTACTCTGAATCAAGCGTATCAAGCAACAATGGTACAAAGTTTAAATACAATGCCAACAAAGCCAGTTACGATTGGTGGTATTACTCCATCGATGATTGATAACATGTTTATCGTGAATCCACCAACAGAAGTAAAACAAGCCATACAAGACCAAGTGGATAATGATTTAAATAAAGATCAAGGAATATTAGATGTTGATTTTTTAGAGTATAATGAATTGGATAAAACCATAGATGATTATTACGAAGAGGATAAAGACTATAATCGTATTGATGTCGACTTTTTAGCAGGCGAATTCCTACCAGATTTGTTAGATGTGGTAGAAGAATTAGTAAAAACCAAAAGGGTTCTTGGAGATAAACAAGCTTCATCAAGCTCTGGTGGATCAGCTGGGTTTAAACTTGAGGGTGCAACACTTGGCTTAAATAAAGATAGCCAATATAATGTATTCCTTGAAGATGGCGGTATTATATTCTATCGAGATGTAAATGGTATTATTAATCTTAAGTTCGAAGCAGGAGCTGAGGTAACACTTAATACTATTGTTGATGGATATGAAGGAACAATACGAATGAACGGTGGTGATGATATAAATATATACATAAGGCAGGTAAATTAATGAAAACAATAGCATATATATGGCTCATTTCTTTTTGCACTCTTGCATTTGCAGGAGATAATCATGTGCATATAGAACAGGTCAATGGTGGAGATAACGTCGATATTGAGATCACTCAAATTGGATATGATAACGAAATAAAATTTTCATTTGATCATCAAAATAATATATTTGATTTAAGCCAAACTGGAAACGGAAATTCTATATCATGGGTTTCATATTGGGGACCAGGCAAAAGTTGGGGTGGTGATGTTGATGGCACAAACAATAACGAATCAGTAATTCAACTTAATGGTGCAACTTATGGTCGACATATATGGGGCAATAGTAATGATGTTGATGTATATCAAAATGGAACACATACTCATAACTTAGATTTACATGCAAGTTCAGTAGATCATGACCTATGGCAAGAAGGAAGTGGTAGTCATTATAATCATACTTATTTTTATGGCTCATCATCTTATTCAGATACGAATATAATGCAAAAAGGAACTGGTTCGCATAACTCTCAAGTAACATTAACGGGTTCATATGCAACTACATTAAACGTATTACAACAAGGATCAGTAAATCAAACATATAGTTTAACACAAAACTGCCAAACAAGTAATGGTTGTTCAGTTTCAGTAACACAAGGAAATTAACATGATAGAATGTCCACCAGAGTTTTACGAATGTCTTACCGAAGAAGAGTACGATGAGATTCTAGAAATCTTCGAAGAGAATGATATGGTTATGCCAGAATCAATGGAATCAAGAGGAGACGCAGAAGCTGCAGTGGATTTTGTATGGCAGGTTTTATTCTTGGCACCTTGGGAGCTTGCTTATATAGCATTGCCTATGAGTGTATTAGCATTCTACGGACTTTCAATATATACAGTATTTAAAATGATACAAAAGAAATATTCATAATGGCATATAGTAAAGAAGTAGTAGACAGATTCGAATCAGTATTAGCTAACCCAGCTAAACACTCTGTTGGAAGATTCGATCCAAACGATAAAACAGTTATAACGGGAATGGTCGGCGCTCCAGCTTGTGGCGATGTCATGAAACTAGATTTAAAGATGAATGGTAACATAATAGAAGACGTTAAGTTTAAAACATACGGCTGTGGTTCAGCAATAGCATCATCAACTCTTTTCGTAGAGATGTTAAAAGGTAAAACAATAGAAGAAGCTCAAAGTATAAAAGATAAAGATATTGCTGAAGCTTTACAATTACCTGCAATTAAATTACATTGTTCAGTATTAGCTGAAGATGCAATAAGACAAGCTATTTCAAACTGGAAACCTGATACTATGATCGGGCATAATAATCCACCAAAATCATGATAGAGATAACAAATGAAGCAATTACAAAACTTATACAAAAGACTAAAGGAAAGAGCAATACCATTCGCATTGGCGTCACTGGCGGTGGGTGTGCTGGTTATGAATATATATTTGATTATGAATCCACAATACTTGCCGAAGACAATGTGTACAATTTCGGAAAATTCAACATCGTTATTAACAATGAATCATTGCCCTTTTTATCCGATGTCACTTTAGACTATATCACTCTTGGTTTAAATGAATCATTCAAAATAATTAATCCGGCTGAAAAATCTGCATGTGGGTGTGGCGTTTCAGTACAATTTTAGTATAACACTGTATAACACTTTATGAAATATTTAACAAGCATTTGGACAACAATTATATTGGGTATAACACTTTTAGGTGTAAGAATATCTGATCCTCAGTTAGTTGAACAGTTTAGGTTAAATATATTCGACCAAGTAATACAATCAATGCCAGTAGAACATTCTAATGATATAGTGTTGTTGAACATATCCGAGTCTTCACTCGAAGCCTATGGGCAATACCCTTGGCCGCGTCAGAATCACGCAGCAGTGATTTCTGATCTGAGGAACGCAAATGCTGGTATGATTGGGTTCACTATTATGTTTCCAGAGGCTGACAGGTTTGGCGGTGATGAAGTTTTTGCTTCTTGGATTAATGGTAATGGAATAATACTTGCACAAGACGCTGACGAAAATGGAAGAAGTTCTAAAGCACCTTATGTAGGGTATGCAACATTTGGTTATTCGGGTGATATACTAGATCTTACTTATCGATATAAAGGATTAGTTACTAACATAGAAGAGTTAGAGAAACATTCATGGGGAGTAGGATTACTTAATGGTGCGCCAGAAGTAGATAATCAGACGCGTAGGATACCATTAATGTCACAAGTCAATGGGAATGTCTACCCATCATTTGCACTAGAAACGGTACGAGCACTACAAAATAAGAAATCGTATACTGTTAAATTAAATGAATCAGGAATAGAATCTATTATACTTAGACCTTTTATAATACCTACTGATGAAAGAGGAAGTATCTGGTTAAAGTGGAATACACATTTTGATAGCTATGATTATGGAAAGCCTTTACCAGATTTAAAAGGAAAGACAGTTATAATAGGAGTAACGGCTAAAGGTATATCACCTCAGATTACAACTCCAGCTGGACTTCTATATCCTCATCAATTACAAGCGAATGCTTTGCAGACTATAATATCTGACTCTCCGATATCTCGTCCTCAATGGACATTTGCTGCTGAGTTGGGAATGATTCTGATTGGGAGTCTGCTGATAGTTCTAGCTGTTTATTATCTACCGATCTGGATAGGACTTGTGTTCTTCGTCGGTTCCGCTGCTGCCGTATGCTACGCTGTTTATTACGCCTGGTACGAATTTTCTATACTCCTCGATTTATCAGCTTCTCTATTAATATATATACTTTTACTCACCTCATCGAGTTTCAATAACTTTTACAAGCAATTTGTTTTACGACAGCAAATAAAGAAACAGTTTGGCACATATGTATCTCCTGATCTTGTTAAGCAACTACAAGAAGACCCATCATTACTTAAGCTTGGTGGTGAAAGAAAAGACATGACCTTTATGTTTATGGATATATGTGGATTTACTCCAATATCAGAACACTATAAGAATAATGACGATCCAGAAGGTCTTGTAGTTCTTATAAATAATTATTTAGATACCATGACAAAGATTGTTTTAAAGAATGGTGGAACAATAGATAAATTCATGGGTGATTGCATTATGGCATTCTGGAACGCTCCATTGCCATGCGAAGATCATCCACAAAAAGCGATAGATACCGCTAGGGAAATTACAGATGCAGCTGACATACTTATTAAAGAACTCGAAAATCAAGGCTTGCCTAGGATTGATATTGGCATTGGTATCAACACAGGTACTTGCATCGTTGGAAACATGGGATCCGAAGAGCGGTTTGACTATTCCGTTATTGGCGATGCCGTCAACCTTGGGGCTAGACTCGAAGGACAAACTCGCAATTACGATGGGGTTCGAGTGTTGCTGGGCCCAGAAACATATCAACGCAGTAAAGACGGAAGCCTCACTTTTGTTGATTCCATCCAAGTTAAAGGAAAGTCAGAAAAGGTGGACATTTACACTTGTTAGACAGCCAACAAAAAATCAGTTAGTAACATACTACACTCTTCAATTCTTAGATGTTTACACTACCGCAAGAGGTGTAAGAGATTCTAGAGTAAGAGAACTTAATCCAATATATGGCGAAAAACCAACGCCAGGTAAGCTTTTATTAGGCAAATCAATTACAACAACATACTTGTTTAATGCGAATCCTACTGCCAATGATATACAATTCATGAACAATCTTCTTCTTATGACTGTTCTTAACAACGTCGACGTTCTCGAATCACAAAATATAAAATTATAAAAGTGAAATAATTTGCATAAAAGTGTTGATGTTTCTGTAACAACACTATAGTCACAACCCAAAGGTGATAAGAGTGCTAATTATTTTCACCTTTAGGTGAAATAAACCTTTACATTTGCTCCCAACTAGTGTATAATATATAGTATATATTAAAGGATAAGGAGAAAATATATGGCTTACAACATTATAGGCAAATCTAAGGAAGGCAGAAAAGGACACTACTCTGCTACAAAAATCGTTACTTACTTCAGAAACAAATTAGGATATGATTTGGTTCCAGTTCAAGGACAATACAACAAATACTGGTTCAGAGCCGTTTACAAAAAAGGCGAAAGATTCGACTTTATGGACGGACCTAAGTACTACAAATTAGTAGTTAATTGGAACGATTTTGGTATTGAATCTGGCGGTGATCTTAACGGATGGCAGTTCGCTGGAAAAATCAAAACACAATTAAAGGAGGCTTCATAATGGATTGGGGTTTCATACAAGGGTTGGCTTTATTTGCCTTTCCAGTAATATTAAAAATTTTAGGAGTATCATAATGCAAGCAACAATGATGGAAATAATAGAAAGCATCGCTGATGATGTTAATGATACTATCAGAATCGAGTATAACCTCGGTGGTAGTTTTACAGAAAACGAAGTTGATACTTTGATTCTGAGTAAGATCCCAACGGATCAGGCTGACTTTTTCGGCTTAGAAGAAGTTAAAGAGTTAGTAGATTTAAATTTAATAGGAGTATAAATGAAAATTATATTTGACGTAGACGGTACCTTAATGGACGTCGAACACAGAAGAAAATTCGTTGACGGAAGTCAACAAGTAGACTGGCCAGCATTCGAAGCGGCAACAGTTGATGACACACGACATGAGCATATCTTCGAGATAGCAGAATGCATGAAAGATGCAGGACACTCAATAGTTGTTGTATCAGCTAGAAAAGAAAGACAAAGAGACATAACTGAAAAACAGTTAGCTGCAACATGCGGTCAATTCTGGGACTTTCTTTTTATGAGACCAGACGATAGCTACGAGCCAGATCATGAATTTAAGAAAAGAGTCTTGGACGAGCTTATCAAAGCTGACTGGAAACCTGATATGGTTTTCGATGATAGAGATCAAGTCGTTAGCATGTGGAGAGCAGAAGGCATCCCATGTTTACAAGTAGCACCAGGAGCATTTTAATGGGCAAATTTAGACAATGGTTTAGAAAATGGTTTGATTATCAGATTGAAAGATCTCTGCAGAGAAAAGCTGACAAGATGTTCATGAAACACGATGTAGAGTATCGCGATGGTGATAACACATAACATGAAAAATAATAAGCAGAAAAGTGTTGACACCCTAGTGACAACAGTCATCCTTAGAGTAACATCAACACTTTTATGCAAATTATTTTCACCAAAGTCGTTTACAAAACAGCCAGACTATGGTATAATATACATATAATTCAGGATAAGGAGTAATTATGAAAAAAGCAATAAATGCAATAAACCAAATCGACAACATGGTCGATTTAAACGAAGCTATCGCAGCTTTAAAAGCAAAACAAAAAGCTCTCAGAGCTTCTCTTGTAGCCGCTAAAAAAGCGAAATTCACAGCTGGTCAAACAGTAAACATCACTTCCCAAAAAGGAAACTTAACTGGGACTATCGTAAAACTCAATCGTACAAAAGCGGTTGTTGAAATCGATGGCAGACAATATAACTGCCCAATCTCAATCATGGAGGTAGCGTAATGAATAACTTGTTTATACACACACAGTACCTAGAAAACTATGGTACACACGACGCACCTTACATGAAGTTCAAAGGTGGTAACACCTACGTCATGAGGAACTGTGGCGAATTTGATAAGCTTAATTGCGGCGAATATGATCGCAATCTAATTGCTTCAGTTGTTGCACAGGTTAAGCCTTATATAACTACTGACTTGATAAAGTCAAACGGTGGCTGCGAAGAGTATGTCACTGATGTTGAAGTCTTAAAAACTGGAATGACAAAAAACGTTTACGATATAACTCCTACAGAGTTTCATATTTACAATGGATCAGTCAACTTCATGAAAGTTACTGATAACCGTGAAGATGGTTGGATGAAAAAAGAAATCTTAGATATGACTGAGACTTGGACTAACGATCGTGACAACGGGACTTATAAAGTATCTTACTTAATGGAAGATGGAGATTTCTGCGAAAGTCAAGAAGAGCTTAAAGCTTGGTTTACAACTCAGGAGGTAGCGTAATGGAAAATTGCGAAATGTTTGACAAGTTCTTAGCTACACTCGATTTAAACGACGAGGCTGAGTATGAATGGGCACAAAGAATGGAACTATTTGCTGTAGGTATTATTAAAGAAAAAGAGGTAAAAAACGATGAGTAAGTCATTTGAACAACTAAAAAAAGAACTGAATCGATTCAAAGAAGAAAAAGAGATGCAGGATATTATTATCAATCTTGATGCACGTAAAGCTGTTATCAAAGAACAATCAAAGCTAACTAAGCAAGTTAAAAAAGCTGGTAAGCAATCACCAGGTGGTTTAGATTGTTTCAAAGAAGAGAATATGTATCACAGCGAAAAGAATATTGAAAGATATCTTGAAGGTACATCTTATATGGATGCGTTTGCAGCATCAAAGCTTGACCAGGAGTGGAACTAATGAAAAAACTTACAACACTACAGCGAGTAGCAGCTCTTACACAAGCAAGAAACAACGCAAAAGATCCTGACTTTAAATTAGTTTGGGATATGAAGCTTAGACACTTAATCAAAATGGCTGAAAGAGGAGAAACATCATGAGTCAATACAACAACAGAGTTGAAAAACAAAGATTAAAAATAGAAGCAGAAGAATGGGCAAAGGGCGTAAAAAGCGTACACGCACATTCAATGGATTCTTTATGGTACGATGATAGACCACAAGATACGCAAGACGGTAAGTCAGTCTTTGATATACATTATAACGATGACAGCGTAAGAAGAACTACATCAACTAACGAAACAATTATTATGGGTAATTCAATCTCTGGGCAAGAGTTGATAGACAATTATATTCGCAATAAGTGAAAATAATTGAAAATAAACCTTTACATTTACGCCGAACTATGATATAATATACATTATGAACAAATACTTAATTGAAAAAAACAAACACAATGGTGGTATACAAAAAGTATACAGCTTTCCAAATGGCTATGGCGCAAGTGTTATACAACATCAAGGCTCTTATGGATATGAAAAAGGTCTATGGGAAGTCGCAGTCATGCTTCACGGCGAGCTTTGTTATGACAGTGGTATTACTGAAGATGTCATGGGACATTTAAATGATCCAGAAGTGGACAATATATTAGGAAAAATATTTAGATTATGAAAAAAACAAAAAGACAGTCCGTGAGTACTCTAACTCATACTACAAGAGAAGTCGCTATTCATTTCCTTGCATGGAGAGAAGCGCTTAAAAACAAATCAATGATTGGCCACAATGGCGGTCCTAAGTAATGGGTGCAACTAATTTTTATATGGGATCACTAAGGTATTCGCCTTGTGGTCGTAAGAGAAAGAATCACGCTTTAAATTCAGTCAAGAAAAGTAAACCTGTATTTAAACCAATGACAATAGAAGTATCTACACTTGATCAGATGCGAGCTCAACAAGAGAAGCAATATAAATCTATTATGGAAGAATATATGCAAACAAAAGAGTATCCTACTTCAAACACTAACAAAAAAGAGTCACCCGTATATACAGGTACTCTTGTAAAAGGTATTGCTACGATGCATAAATCAAATGCAGTACCAGTCATCAGCCAACAAGAAGCTGAAGACATTTCAAATATGAGGAGAAACTAATGGAAATTATCATATATACAATTATGGCTACTTTAGCTATGGGAACAATTTACTACTTATTTATGGAGAATGACGATGTATAATTTTGACGACGTAATGAGCAGATTAAGCGATATCGAAGAAAAGATAGATTTTCTTATAGAAAAGACTCATGAATACGAAGAACTATCATCGTATCAAAACGAAAATAGATACGCTTTAGTTACTCGAAGACAAGATGGAATCTATTGTGTACATAAATTTGTAGACAAAGTACTTACAGAGATAGCAGCAATGGGAATACACAATGAAACTTATGCAGAAAATGCAGCAGAAAATTGGGTACTCTCAATTAACTCATAAATCAATGGCTAAGCTGAATCAACGCAACTCCTTATCACCCGCGTCAGCTTGGCCCTCTAAAATTAATCGTTTACATTTGATAAGGAATGTGATATAATATAACTATAAACATATATAAGGAGAAATATGGCAGCACGTAAAAAGAAAAGAGGACCAAGTCTTGATGAAAAGTATCTTGGACCAGAACCAATCTATACTCAAGAGTCAGACTTTAGTTCAACTGAATGGACAAAAGGCGCTCATTGGTATAACTACTTTTATAAGACAAAAGATTATATGCCTACCACGTATCAGTTTGCAATAGACTATTGTGGATACGATAAAAAGAAAGTAGCAGTACTTAAGAGACTTAAAGATTGGAAGTTTAGTAAAGTCAATAAAATCATTAAACTTCATACTCGTGGATTTGAATACGAAGGAAACAAACTCGATCAAGTCAAAGACTTTATCGACCAGATGTATGTTGAAGGCTTAAAGCTTAAAAAGATCGAAGAGAAAGAAAAAGCAGCAGTCGTAGTTATCAGTCCAGCTGAAAGAACAAGAAGAAAAGTCTTAGAGACTATCTATCACGATTGGGATAGAGTCATTGTTGAAGGTTGGTTCGAAGAAGACTACAAACAAGGCTTTAGTTGCTATAACAGATTTAAAGGACATGGATTGAAAGGTAACGCCATCAATCTGTTTAAAGATCTTATCGAACCTGAATATGAAAACATTAAAGCAGCGTATGAAAAAACATGCGATGATTGTGTTGAAGGTTATTCACATATCTCTAAAGGAGATAAGAAAAAAATTATGAAGCAGTTTGAAGACGTATTTGCCGATTTAGAAAAGCTACGATCTTCATTTAAAGCAACAAAGATCCCAAGAGCTAAAAAAGTTAAGGCATCAGATCAACAGGTCACTAAGTTACAATATTGTACAGAAGATAATGTCGTCAAGTTGACGTCGATTAATCCAGTAATGATACCTGGTAAGAGCAAGCTATATGTCTACAATAGAAAGAATAAGAAACTTATTGAATACATAACTGATAGTATTGGAGGATTTGAAGTCTCTGGCACATCAATTAAGAACTTTAATAATTCAAGTAAACAAGCAACCATCAGAAAACCTGATGATATATTACCCATGATACTTAATAAGACTGAGAAACAGATCGAAAAAGTATGGGAAACATTAACAACAAAAATAAGTAAACCATCAGGCAGAGTTAATGCTGACTGTATTTTAATGAGAGTATTTTAGGAGAAAAATATGTTAACAGTAGGAGATTATTTCCCAGCCTTTTCACTGCAGGGAGTTAATAAAGAAAATGAATTTGTGAAAGTGGATATACATGAGACATTCCAACCACTTAAAAAAGATTGGTCAGTCGTATACTTCTATCCAAAAGACTTTACGTTTATCTGTCCAACAGAAATTGCAGGAATGGATATACTTACAGAGCATGCAAATGTTGTAGGTATTAGTGGAGATAACGAGTATTGCAAACTGGCTTGGAAACAAGACAACCATATGATTGGAGAAATCGATCATATACTTGCAGCTGACTGTGGATTACAACTTGCAGATGAGTTAGGTATTGTTGATCATGATAACGGTGTAGCTTATAGAGCGACATTTATATTTGATAAAAATAGAGTTATTCAACATGTATCAGTAAATGCATTAGACACAGGCAGAAATGCACAAGAAGTATTAAGAACTTTAAAAGGTTTACAAGCAGGCGGTCTTACAGGCTGTGCTTGGAATGAAGGAGAAGATTTTGTCGGATAATCCTATAGACGAAAAGATCATGACAAAGAAGAGATTCTCTGCTGCGGTCGAGCATTTAGTTGCTCATAACAATATGTCATACATAGACGCAGCAGCATACGTAGTTGAAGAGAGAAAGATGGACTATAAGAACATGAAGAAACTTTTAACTGATTCGCTTAAACAAAAGATCCAAGAAGAAGCAGCAAGCTTAAACTTGATTAAAGTTAAGAGAACTAATAAACTACCTGTATGAATCAATTATGGACTATATGGAAATACTCGTTAGGTGGATTTTCAGATGAAAAGACCGAACCTTATGATAATTACGTAGCATGTTTACGTACTCTTATTGTTAGCGTTAACTTTTTAACTTGCTTTTTTATAATGGCAAACGTGGTACATAATTGGTAATGAACGATCCTTTCGAGTCTTATAAATTATACAATGCGCTTAAACTCCATTTCGAAACAGATGGATATGACGCAGTTAAGTATCATTTTAAGACTTCAGTAAAGCCAACATCATTCTTTAAGCGCAAAGATAAATACTTCTTTGCCAAGCTAGCAAAGACATATGAGAACGAATTAAAAGAGTTCTATATTGCTAACTTTAAAAACGATGTTAAGTATGTCGGTGATATGCTTAACGAAGGTGGAGAACGATATTATAGAGATCATAAAAAGATTATGGAATCTCTATCGTATCAGTTTCAAAACGATATAAATAAACTTAATGATATGGATGTATCGTTTGATTCGCTGTTAGAAGCAGAAGAAAACAATCATCCATTAATCATCAAGCTTTGGATGCAAGAAGAAATCCTATTGGAAACAATAGTCATCTTGGATTCAATACTTGGGTTTGTAGAACGTGAAAATAAAAAGATTACGGACACTATCATATGGCCAGATATCTATAGAAAGATTATGAAATACAAACCATTCGTAAAGTTCGATCGAGATAAGTGTTTACATTTATTAAAAAAGACCTTTACAAATGCCACGTAATGTGGTATAATATAACTATACATTATGAATAAAGTGGATAATTCAGTAAATATACGGAGAAATATACTATGTCATTAGACAACTTAAAGAGCATGCGAGGCTCATCAATCGATAAACTCGTAAAAGCAGCGGAAGCGGTATCAACAGCCAAAACAGAATCTAACAGCTATGCTGACGATAGGTTTTGGAAACCGTCTCGAGATAAAGCAGGAAACGGTTACGCCGTAGTCAGATTCCTACCAGCTAAAGAAGGTGAAGATCTTCCTTGGGTAAGGTATTGGGATCATGGGTTCAAAGGACCTACTGGCTTATGGTACATCGAAAACTCTTTAACATCCATTGGACAACCAGATCCAGTCAGTGAATCAAATGGTTTACTTTGGAACTCTGGACGTGATGAAGATAAAGCTCTCGCAAGAGAAAGGAAAAGAAGACTGCACTATGTATCAAATGTGCTAGTTGTATCTGATCCTGATAATCCTCAAAATGAAGGTAAAGTATATCTTTATAAATTTGGTAAAAAGATCTTTGATAAGATTATGGACGTCATGCAACCTCAGTTCGCTGATGAAGAACCAGTAAATCCTTACGATTTCTGGGAAGGCGCTGACTTCAAGATCAAAATCAGAAAAGTAGAAGGGTGGGTCAACTATGACAAATCAGAATTCTCTTCAGCTTCTGCCTTACACGGTGGAGATGAAGCAAGACTTACTGAAGTCTATGATAGAATCTATTCTTTACAAGAGTTCTTAGAGCCAAACAACTATAAGACTTATGATGAGCTATCGATGAAACTCAACAAGGTATTAGGTATCAATGCAGGTCATGCACCAGCAGCTGATCCTTATGCTGCAACGCCAACAGCTCCGGCTCCAACGTTAACAGCAGACGATAATCCTTTTGAAGAAGTTCCAGCCGACAATTCATCCGAGGATGATACGTTAAGTTATTTTGCGAAACTCGCTAAGGAATCTTAATTTGAATTAAAAAACTTCACCACAGTTTTTTCAGGGACTCTTAAAGGTGAGTCCCTTTTTTTATCTGTTAGTTAGACCAGTGGATATAGAATCAACAGCTGGCGGCGTAGTGATAACATAATTATCGCCCATTTTAGTTGAATTGTTTGTTGTTGCAACTGCGTTTACTATTTCAGCTGGTGTTGGACCAGCAGCTCTTTCTTCAGCTTTTAATTCAGTTGATTGTTTGTTAAGGTTTTCTCCTTTTTGAGATGCTGCATTTTTATTTTCTACATTCTGAATTGCTTCATCTACACCAGTATCCATTGTAAGTTTACCTTTAAATGACCTAATACCTGCAGCAATATCATCGCCTTTAAATGGTATTTTTTCTGCTAATTTTGCCAAGCCTTCTAATAATAATCGGATTGGAGCTGTTAATGTATTGAATATTGTACCAACTAAGACTTTAATCATTCTACCAAAGTCAAACGATCCTGTTTCGTCAAGCATAGCATTAAAGAAACCTAGAACTGTATTTTTAATTTTATCAAACATACTACCAATAAGTCCTGCAATGCTAAATGATGCAAGCGTTTCTTTAAATCCATCAAATCCTAGTTTGCCTGCTATAAAACCAACAGCTGATTTTAATAAGTCAAGTGGTATACCAATAAGTCCTACAACTGCTCCTTTAAGACCACCGATGACTCCAGCAAATAGCTTAGTGAAAAACCCACCTTCTTGCTTAGTAAACCCGTCTATCGATCCTTTGATTGCATCAACAGCAGTAAGAAGTATAGTAAGAGGCAAGAATAATCTACCAAGTACTCGACCAACTCCTTGGAATGCTGTAAATACAGTCTTAAAGAAACTACCTAAACTTTTAAGTACTCCACCTGCGCTTTTAGCGCCTTTTGCAGTACTCTTTGCTGTATCGCTAACAAGTCCAAATTGTTTACCTATATCGCTAAAAGCTTTACCAGCGTCTGCAAAAGCTCCTGTTATAAAAGCAACACCTTTACCAAATACACTTCCAATAGTTTTAAAAAATCCACCGACTTTCGAAGACATAGCAGTAATGCTACCTCTTATTCCTTTAGTAGCATTCATAAAGATATTCTTTTTAAGAGTAAATGCTTTAGTAACTCTACCAAAGAAATTGGCTGTAGACATTAGAATACCAGCCTTAAATGTTTTAAGACCTTTTGTGCCCATTGTAAATGATGCTTTAAACCGTTTAAAGAATTCAGCGAGAGGTTTAGTTATACTATTTGTAAATGCAGTTTTAACAAATTTAGGAACAAGCTTCTTTAAAGCAAGACCTAATCCTTTTACAAAGAGCGTTATAGCATCTGCAATACCAAGTATAAAACCTTGTAAAACAGCTCCTATAGCTATTACTATACCACCTACAATTCCAGCTGCAACTTCACCAGGACCTTCAAGCTTATCGCCAGATTTCTCTGTGTTTTCAGATATCTCTCCAAGTAGCTTTAAAGTCTCTTCAGCTCTTTTATTAGCTTCTTTTTGAGCTTCAATATCATCAAATTTATTGCCAGCTAGCTGATCAGCCAAGTCTTGCATTGCTTTTAATGAATCGCCTTGTAGGTTATGACTTTTATCGGCCATGACCATAGCCATTTGAGCTTGTAATTGGGCAGAGTCCTTTGTTGCTTTACTGACTTCAGCTTGCTCTTTAAGTGTATCTGTTAGAATTTCGAAACCAGACTTTTCAGCCAATGGTTTCTTTGTTTTCTTTTCCTCTGCCATTTTTTATTCCTTATTTACCGAATGCTTTACCAGCTTCGCTGATGCCGAATGCGCCAAGTGTTACTACAACAAATGATGTATAAATTGTGTCTGATATAAGTAAATCTTGTCCCATAAATGCTGTGACTAAATCACACATTCCAAAGACTACCATAAGTCCAAAGGATATAAATCCAATGATTGCTTTCTCATTGAGAATGTTATCATCTAGAAATAAGTCCATAAACTTATGTTTAGGTGGTGAGAGCTGATTCTTAGCACGAATCGCTTCATCTTTCATTTCTTTAATTTGATCTTCTTGCTCATCGAGCTTTTCGATCATTGCCATATACTTATCTAAGTCAATCTCGACTTCGTTTCTGCTGTTATCTGTATTTTCAGCCATTATTATCTCCTATTTTCATTTTTAATTCTTTCATTCTCTTCTTTAATATACTCTTGTAAGAGTGATATATAAATCTCCCTCTCCCACGGTATCATATTATCAAGTTCAGTCAAACTATAATTATGGTGTTGCATCATTGCAAAATTAGTCTTATAGTGATTGACTAAACTCTCATGCGAGAGGCCTATGTAAAAAAACTTTGTAAGCCTTTTAACTCCATATGATTTGCCTTATTACATGTTGGACAATCATAGTGTAAATCATGTTTTAATGCCGGCATATCTTCAAAATATGTAGACATCTTTTTAAACTGATCACTATTTAAATTCTCCAAAAAGTCATTCATTTCTTTTTCAGTTACGTTAGATGCATCATGTACTGCATCATCGTCAAAGATAGTATCGATACAGTCTGCGATCATTTTAAATGCTCCATCAACTGTGTCTATATCATCTCCCATGTTTGAAACCATTTCAAACGAAGGGTACCTTAGTGTAACACCAACTGTTTCAGTCAACATGACTACATTATCAGTGTTTACTTGTGGTGGAACTATCTCATCAACGTTAATTAAAACATCAACTAATCCTTCACACTCACTGCACTTAATTTTTAAATCCATATTTTCACCAACGGATTTAGATCTTAGTGCTAAAAACAAACATTCAATATCAAATACTGCTAATTTGTTTACATTAATGTCATCAAACGTACATAGTTCAATAACATCTTTAATTGCTCTCATGATCATCTTTTGATCTTGAGATTCCAATGCCAACATAAGAATCTTTTCCTCTTTTACAAGGTAAGGTCTATATGATATAGTCTTACCTAAGGAAGGAATCGTTGTCTCATACCTAGCACTGTTTAGCTGTGGTAAAGCCATAATATTTCTCCTATTATATTATCCAAAAATAGATAACGCACTTCTTAATGCGCTACCTGTACTACTTACCGGACCTTCCGGAGTAGCCTTATCATAACTAAAGCTCACATTTACTGTTTGAACTGTATTTTCATTCTCGTTAGATAATTCAATATCAGAAACAGTGGTAGGAAATGCTCCCTCAAGTTTTACACCATATATTGGCGTATTTTGCTCATCCAACTGCTGTATTATTACATCAGTCGTAATGTCTTTTTTATATGCTACTTTGTATGTGTCCATATCGACTACAGATCCTATCCAAGAATCTAATACAGTTTTCATATAATAATCATTAGTTAAAAGAAACGTACATGTTACATCATCGTGTAATTCGCCATACGGTATCTTTATTGTTTGTTTTTGTGCCTGGTAATCTATAGTAGCTATCTGTTTGCCTGGTATGACAACTGATGTGCATAACATTGATATATCTCTTGGATCATTTATTAAGTTTCTTGCGCTAAAATTACCAGATATAGCTGAACTTATAATCTGTTGAGGATCTAAATTTAATAAAGATTGAGTAGGCGGAGTAAAGATAACGTTAAATCTATTAGAGCGAGCCAATCCACCTTTTTTTGCTATAGTTGCTTTTAAATCTTCTATTGTTGCCATTAGTTTCTCGCGATTTTAAGACTTTCCTGCCAAATTGCAGTCTTACTTTTCTTTTTAAATTGTTCTATTGGTAAAAATATAGCGATCTCCCAATCAGTCATTGGTACTCTTGCGAATTGAGATACTACATGCTTACCTAAATAATGCTTAAAGCATGGTTTAAATTCTTTATATTTTTTAACTCCACTTATTACACTATATCTTAATTTTGTAATTCGACTATTTTCTTTTGCTTTTGCTGGTCCTAATGCCATAAGCTCATCAAGAAACGCTGCTCTTACGTTATAATTTAAGTAGTGTAAGTTTAAACCGTAGAATCCGTTAGGAGCTGGATCGATCATGATCGTTAAGGGAAATCTATCGTAATAAGGAAGAGTTGCTTTATGTTTTGGATCGTAGAAGTACATGTACATATTCCCACGTATATTTCTACTTGTTCTCTCTAAAGCGTCGTCTTTAAGTAAGCTTGCACGAGATACTTGAAGATTCTTTACGTTCTTTTGAAACCATTTTTGAGATTCTTTTGTACGTGCAGTTACTCCAGCTCTCTGAGCTCCTGCTTGTAGTGTATCAAATAAACTTGCCATACTGTTATTTATAAAGAATTAGAGTATCTTTATGCCTAAATTTTTAAGAGTTTCTTCTGTCCATACTTGAAACTTCCATCCCTTATGTTCAGCAAACTCTTGAGCTGCTTCCCACTTAGATATATTTTTTGCGTATGTAGTCACTTCATTAATATATTTTTTAGTCTTACGACTACGTTTCTTAGGTGGCTGTGTTTGTCCTTTAGGTTTAATTTCAACAAGATAAGTTTTTTTATCTTCCATTTGTATGAAAAGATCGACAAAATACCTATGAAGTCTATTATCTGTCTTACATTTATAGGGTACAACTACCTCTTCTGAGTTCCACATCTTTACTTTAGGATTGCTTTCACACCATTTAAACGCTTGTCTTTCCCATAAAGATCGATATACTACCTTCGCTGGATTGCCGGCGTATTTTTCTGGATGCTTTATTTTGTATTTACCACTGTAACTCATATAAATAACTCTATAGTTTAATTTATTTATACAGGTAAGAAGTATGGCTGAAAACCAAACAACAACAGAAGAAAGTGGTAAGGAAGAGAAAAGAACGCAAGAGACGTATATTTTTCCAAGTAGTTTAAGAGCTGATGCAGATAACGGCCACCCATGCGTACAATTTAAAGTAATGCAGCCAGCAAATACTACTCAAGACGTTAATATATTTTTATATCAGCCATCAGGTGTTTCAGTTATTGACGGAGCAAGCTATACCAATTTAGATATGGGTCTTTTAGGAGCTGCTTCAGGTTTAGCAGACTCAGGAGGTAAGACTAAATTTACACAATCAGATGCAGTGGCTGCAGGATTACTTGGTAAAGACGCAGTAGCATCTTTTACTGGGCTTGATATTGCAAAAGGAGGAGCTGTTGGAGCTTTAAAGTCAGGAGTTGCAGCTAATCCATATACCAGAGTAGCATTTGAAGGTACATCATTAAGAACTTTCGAATTTAATTTTAAATTAGTAGCTGAAAGCGCAGAAGAAACAGAAATAGCTAAGAAGATAGAAAGAACTTTTAGAAAATTCTTATATCCTGAGAGAGCTGGAGCAATTGCTCTTGCATATCCACCACTCTTTCAAATAACGTACTTCACAAATGGTGAGGAAAGTCTCTATATGCCTAGAATTAAACCATCATATTTAACATCATTAACAACAACATTCAACGAATCGACTAATGCTGTATTTCAAGGGACAGGAGCTCCTATTGAAATAACATTAGCTCTTTCATTCCAAGAAGAACGTCAATTAGTACGTCAAGATCTCTATACAAACAATAGCGATATCGATGAAAGAAAAGGCGGATACTTTGATGGAGGTACTTAATCATGGCATTTTTTAAACAATTTCCAAAAATAGAGTATGACTTTAATCGTACAGGTATTAAACAAAACATGGTAGATCTTTTTAGATCAGTAAGGCCTTTACCTTCTTTTTTAGATAACTATTCAGCTTATAAATTTTATGAAGTAAAAAATGGCGAAAGACCTGATATTGTATCACAACGACTGTATGGTACATCACAATACTATTGGACTTTCTTTGTAGTTAACGATTTTTTACATGATGGTATGAGAGCCTGGCCAATGAGTCAAGAAGATATTTTTACATTTATTGAAAAAGAGTATGAAGGATATGTAATTGAAACAAATCCGGTGATAACTCGTGACACTGACGGGCTTATAACTGATCATAGGAATAGTCTATCAGGGCGGTTTACACTCGGAGAGACAGTTACAGGTGCTACAAGTTCAGCAACTGGTACACTTACAGTTAAAAATGCTGATCTTTCTCAACTCGTAGTACAAAATGTTACTGGCGGAGCGTTTATTGGAAGCGCTTTAGGCCAAGCAACGACTGAATTAGTCGTAGGTCAAACATCAGGAGATTCAGTATCTACTTATAATGTATACAAATATGCAGAAGCTCCATACTATTATCATCTTACAAACGATGCTCTTAAAAAACCAGTAACAAATGCGAATCATATTGTTGGTGGCGTTGATGCATTAGACCTATCATATGTAAGTAACAGACAGCACGTCATTGATGAGAATGATGAACATTCACAAATCAGATATGTCGATCCAGCTTATATCGATGAGTTCGTTAATAATTTTGAAGAACTTCTAAATGAGTAAGAATTATAACTTAGAGGTCAATAGAATGGCCGCAACCCCGAAAGCTTATAAAGTAAGTAAGGCAGATTTTCATTCGAATCAAGGATTAATTGTAAAGATAGGCGGTATTATAAAAGATATTAAAGTAAAAGAGAGTCTCTATACGTCATCTCTTGTTGTAGATCTTTTTATTTTAGATAGTATTCCTTTAATAGATTATTTAAAAATTGCTGGTAACGAAAAGATTGAGTTAGTTATTGAAAGAAGAGATATAAAAAGTAAAGTAAATAAACAATTTAAATTAGAAGTATACATAGCAGAGGTAAGAGACTATAGTACTCCAACTCCGTCATCAAAAGCTTACACACTACATTGTGTATCAAAGCATGCTTACATTAATAATGTAAAAGTTCTTACACAATCATTTAATAATACTCCAAGTTTTTTAATTAATTCTATCGTAACAGGACCGTTAAGTAGTAAAATTGATATACGTAATCCTTCAACGACTCCTATTAAAGGTATCTACCCTAGAATACGTCCATTAGCAGCAATCTCTTGGCTACTTCGTAATGCATATGAGGACTCAACTCCCAGTTATTTTTACGAAACTGCAAAAAGCGGATTAGTTTTTGATTCATATAAAAAAATATTAGAAAAAAAAGTATACGATACGTATGATAATAATCCTAATTATAAAGAAACATCGCAAAATTCGATAGAAGAACTTTATGAAGAGGAAAGAAAAAAAATTCAGAAGATTTTAGGACAAACTTTAAATCTTTCTAAATATAATGCATCAGCTGCTGGAGCATTTGGATCAACTCTTCATAAAATTGATATATATGATAAGTCTTCTTCAACAGTTGATTATTCATATAACGAAAGAATTAATAAATTAAATGATAATGCTCCAATAACAGATAAAATTTTAATAGACGGCCAAGCAATAAATAAATTTAAAAAAGGTAAGAATTATTTTGTATCATATAATAGCGGATCTTTTGATTCGATTAAAAATTATCATGCACCAACTGATCAGAGTATGTTAAAAGCAGAAGCTTATCATCATAATCTTAATACCGTGAAACAAGAACTCTTATTAACAGGCGATTTTGATTTTGAAGTAGGTATTGTAATTAATTTAAAACTTTTAAAATCAGCTGATATTACTCAAGAGATCATAGCAAGCGAAGAAAAAAAGGATGAGACACTGTCAGGAAATCATTTAGTGACAGGTATTGTACATCATTTTGGTTCTGAAGGCTATTTTATGTCAGTCACAGCGAAAAAAGATTCCTTTATAAGAAAACTTGAAGGTATTAAAGGAGATAAGAATGATACAAAGGCATGATGATCAATACATTGGTGGCCAATTCACTTGGTTTACGGGTATTGTAGAGGATATAAATGATGCAGAGAACTTAAATAGAGTTCGAGTAAGGTGTCTGGGTTGGTATGACGCATCAGTTGCGACATCAGATCTTCCCTGGGCAACAGTTATGATGCCCGTAACATCCGCTTCATTGAAAGGAGTGGGCGGTAATCATCATTTAGAGGTAGGTTCATGGGTCGTAGGATTCTTTCGTGATGGTCCGAGTGCTCAAGATCCTATGGTAATGGGATCAGTTGCGACAAAAACAGACGGCGAAAGAGACATACCGTCAGCCGCGTCACCAGATAATAAGATCTATACCTCAAAAGCCGGTCATAAAATAGAAATCGATAACACAGACGGTGCAGAAGAAGTTCGAATTACTCATGGTAAGAAGGCTTCGTATATCAAAATCGATAAAGACGGACTGATAGAGATCAAATCTACTGTTAAAACAAGAATCATCTAATGGCTGTTCCAAGCATTACGCTCCCTTCTCTCGAATGTCCTGACGTTCTGTTACCCACACCAGCGAATCTTTCTAATCTCTTTGGCGGTCTTGCGACTCAAGCCTATCGCTATCCTGACGAATTAAAGGATCTGAAAGAGAAATTAGAACAGATAGAAGAAGATATCCTAGACATATACAATCCTAAGTGGGAAAAGATCGACATACCAGAAAAGAAATGGGATATCATGATGACTCGTCTTGCTGCTGAATATCCGATGTACGTACAGAAGAAGATACTTGAGCTTATTGATACACTCTTTCCTATAGACTTTAACGTAACAGTGTTAGGTATACAGATAGAGATCATTTCTTTCTTAAGAGATCCTTCGAGCATCTCTGATTCTATCTTTTTAAAAGACATCGATGACCTCTATTTAAAAATACCTGAGGAGTATCGGGTCTGGAACAAATTTGAGACTGCTGACTTTAAAAAAGCATCTGTGATGAATTACATAAGGAGTGAGGTCGCAAAGAAGATGAACTTACTGCTTCATGGAGGGTTCACAGGCCTTATAGGTACCTTTGATGAGGTATGGAGTGCACTCGGTCTTCCTACCATACCAGCATTAGAAGAGCTCGACTTAGAGACTCTTATAAGAGATAAGACAACAGAGGAGTTAGAGTCAATATCGATCTTCGGTTATAGCTTAAATGATCTCTTAGGCGGAGACTTTGATAACAATGTCGATATAGATGAGTACAATAAAGAACGTCTTTTAAAGAGAGCAAGAGAGTTTGCAGAGGAATGGCAGACATATTTAATTAAAAAGTGGATGGAAAAGGTAACGGCGTTCTTCGATGCTATAGGACTCAGTTCTTTAACAGAGTTTATTACATTTACTTTCTGCGATTTCTTAAAGATCGTAGGCTTTCCGTCTACTCTAGACTTACCACCATCAATACAGACAGCAGTTGCAACAACAAATAGCTTAACAGTACCTGAAAGTAGCGGCTAAACGATATAAATAACTATATGGCAGGATTATATACAGGCGATAAACAGATCTCAGGTAACTTAGAACAGGCTCGAATTGTCTCTAAGAAGAAACCTTGGAGAGACTTAGATCTTTCTCTTAAGATCCATCCTATACGTAAAGACATTATACCATTAAAGGATGATGTCGCGATTAAGAATGCTGTGAAGAATCTTTTAATAAGTAATTTCTTCGAAAGACCTTTTCAAGATGATTTAGGCGCTAACCTCAGAGGATTACTCTTTGAGCCGGCAGGGTTTATTACTGAGATACAATTAAGAGATAACATTCGTACAGTATTGAATAAATATGAACCGAGAGTAAGAGTGACGAATATTGATATCACTGATCTGTCTCAACAGAACGCTTATAAGATAATAGTTAATTTTAAAATAAAAGAATATGATTCAGCTGCATCAGTTGAGATTATATTAAGAAGGCTCAGATAATATGGCAACAAACTTAAATGTAACGGAACTCGATTTTGCAGATATCAAGCAGAATTTAAAGAACTTTTTAAAACAACAAACAGAGTTTAATGACTATGACTTCGATGGAAGTGGATTAAATGTCCTATTAGACGTCTTAGCTTATAACACTCATTATAACGCTTTGAATGCTCACTATAGTTTAAATGAATCCTTTTTAGATTCAGCTCAGATACGTGGCAATGTTGTTACAAGAGCAAAGCTGTTAGGATATACACCGCGATCAGTCTTATCTCCAAGAGGTAAAGTAGATATTGTAGTGAATGTCGCATCAGAAGTAGGTACAAAGCCGACCGTCTTAGACCTCACAAGAGGGACTAAATTAAATACTATCGTTGGCGGTGAAGAGTTTCAATACGTTGTATTAGAAACACAGCAAGCAACACTGAGTGCTGTCACTGCGAATACATATCAATATAATGATGTTATCATAGCAGAAGGTACTGTAAGAGAATTAAAATATAGAGTTGATAATGATATAGAGAATCAGAAATTTCAACTCTCTGATTATGATGCTGATACAAGTACATTAAGAGTAAGAGTACAGTCAAACGAAGAGTCAAGCTCATTCGACGTATATACAAAATTTGAGACATTAAAGAACGTTGATTCAGAATCAAAGGTATATTACTTACAAGAAAATCCAAGCGGTTATTATGAGGTATATTTCGGTGATGGAGTAACAGGGTTTAAGCCGTCTAATAATAATATCGTTACAATCGATTACGTGACTACTCAAGGGAAGGAATCAAATGGAGCTAACAGTTTCTCTATGGTTGATTCTATCGGGGGATTCTCAGGGATTACAGTGACTCTCGATACGGCCGCTGCTGGTGGTGTAGATCAAGAGACAATGGAGTCAATACGATTTAACGCACCCTTAACCTTTATTGCTCAGAACAGAGCGGTAACAGCTGATGACTATGCATCTATTATAAAGAAAGAGTTTAGTAATATCGATTCAATATCTACATGGGGCGGAGAAGATAATGATCCACCTGACTATGGTAAGGTATATATCGCAATTAAACCTTTATTAGCAGATCAGTTAACAACAGCTGAGAAGACAGATATTACTGGTGTGATATTAAAAGGAAAGAATGTAGTATCTATTACACCAGAGATTGTTAACACTAACTATACCTTTTTAGAGATAGACGCTAACTTTAAATATAACCCTAACTTAACAGATAGAAGCTCAGTAGAATTACAATCAGTTGTAAGAGATACAATAACAGACTATAATTTTAATAACTTAAATAAATTTGATGGTGTATTTAGGCACTCTCAATTAACACGAGCTATTGATAACTCAGATCCTTCTATACTTAATACTATAATACGTCCAAGAATGTTTCAGAATATTACACCGAGTAATGTATCAACGCTACCTAATGATTTTAACCTAAGCTTTACATCACCATTCTATCAGAGTGGTAATTCAACAGCCTTTATATTAACATCCTCTGCGTTTAAGATTAATAACGTAGATCATTTCTTTGGAGATATACCTATTACAGGATCAACTCAGAGACAAGTAATAGTATATAAGGTAGTTAATTTAGAAAACGTCACAGTGATTAATAACGCTGGTATTATAGATGTATTAAAAGGTACAATTACTCTTCATAGTTTTTTACCTGACGCAACAACAGCAATTAAAATTACCGTATTACCTAACTCATTAGACCTTGCGCCTAAGAGAGATCAGTTAATATCTATAGATAATAATAGCGTTGTTATAACACCAGAGATTGATACCATCGCAGTTGCAGGTTCAGCGGGTAGTATTACATATAACACAACATCAAGATTTAAATCATAATGCCTCATAAGACTACATTAACTCCAGGTGCAATCGAAGTCGATCATGGGAGTTTAGCTGAAACAAAAGAAAATATACGTATTGATCAGTTAATACCGTCTGAGATATTAGAAGATAAGGTACAATTAACTAAATTTCTAGAAGCGTATTATACGTTTCAGAATATGGATGAGTTTATATATCAAGAAACAGAAAGCTTTGATGATGTAGTACTTAATAATCAAGCTCAGTTTAGAATACCAGATCCTAAAAACGAAAATAATCGTTTCTTTACAGATGAGACAGGAGCTGATTCTACTCTTATATTAACAGCGCCTAATGGTACAATCACTACAATATCTTTAAATGATATCAATGTAGCAATTACTAACGGTAATGAATTACCTGGATCGCTTGTTAATTCAACATCTGAAATAGGTAAGACATATACAGTCAATAGTCTTTCTGGCTATAATAATTATACTGCTCGATTAACTACAATCGTTAAATATTGGGTCGGTCCAGGACCTTCCTATGTAATGAATACCATTGAACACGCAATGGATATAGATCGTAATGATACAAATTATTTAGAGCTTATGCAGAAAGAAATCGCTGCTACCATTCCAAGAGGAGTCACAGTAGATAAAAGGAATCTATATAAACAGATAATAGACTTCTATAAGTTACGTGGTTCAGCTGATAGTATAGAAATTTTCTTTCGTATATTATTTAATGATTCCGTTGAGGTTGAGTTTCCTTATGATAAAGTATTAGTACCGTCAAGCGGTGACTGGGAAGCAAATGCTGCTCTTACAAAGGGTGGTATCTATTTAAATAAAAAAGGATTCTTATCAGATAGTATTGTATTACAGGACAGTAAAAAATATCAGAAGTTTGCCTACTTAATAAAGACAGGTAAAAATTTAGCTGACTGGGAACTCTCTTACGATAGATTAGTACATCCAGCAGGGTTTATATATTTCTCAGAGATATTAATCTTCTTAGAATTAACTGGCGCGGCACTTACAGATGCATTAACACTCAGTAGAATGCCTGGTATACAACCTGGTATTATAGGACCTGAAGATATACCAGTACTTGTAGAGATGTTTGTATCTACATTCTTACCTACAACAACAGCTCATATACATCGCACAGGTACGTTATCTCTTGCTCTTAAAACAGGAGTGATTAACGCGATTACAGTAACATCAGGAGGGAGTGGTTATACCAGCGTTCCTACCATTACGTCAAGTGATAGTGGAACGCCTTCAGGGTTTACAACCGCTACTCTGACGGGAGTACTTACAAACGGTTCTTTATCTTCTATTACAATAGGTAATGGCGGTAAGGATTATAATGTACCAACATTAACTGTCGCGGCTCCGACTGCGATGACCTTTAACGGAAGTCAAGCAGAATCATTAGGTTCTGGTACAGTACATATCGTCGATAATACAATTAAATTAACATCAGCTCAGCAAGCGGCTTTACCAGTCGGAGCTACTGTAACATATTCAACTGGTGGCGGAGGAGCAATCGGTGGTTTAGTTAATGGTACATCATATTTTATTAAGACATCAACAGGATCTAAGGTATCTCTTTCAGCTACAAACGGTGGAGCTGTTATCGATATTACGAGCGTGGGAACTGGTACAAGTCATACCTTTACAGGCGCAACAGCCACAGCAACCGCTACTAAATTAGACGGAGCTTTAGAATCAGTTACGATTGTAGAACCTGGATTTGGTTATTCATCAGCTCCAGCAGTTACATTTAATGGTATTAATATATCAGGCCAGACTGGCGTAGCTCCAGTTGTATCGATTGCAATTGATTCAAAAGGAAGATT